AGGAAATATCTCATTTGTATATAAAAGAGTATTGTGGCAAAAAAAATTGGATTGATTTGTGTTCATTTTTGGAAGACAGGTTATTATCATTAGGCAACTATCAGTGTGGCGCTGCAGATGGCAGCGGTTTTGATATGACCCAATTTCCAGAGATGAACAAGATGTATAATGAATTAGTTGAATCAATGCTCAAACATCCCAATGTCATCTTATATGAACCTCTATCTTTAGAAGCTTGTATGTATATGCTATCTGACTCCTTGACACTTGATGTTGAGGTTGGAAGAGGAGCTGTTAATTATAAAGCAGAAGGTAGAGCTTCAGGTGACGGTTGGACCACTCATGCCAACACAATTTTAATGGCGTCATACTGGGAATTTTGCTTTTTACAAGCTGAGATTCCCAAAGAAGACTATGTGTTGTTGGTTAAGGGTGATGATGTGTTATTTGCCCTAGGGCAGCGTTATCAGGCACAATTGGAAAATTGGATATCCATACTCTTTGCAGCAAAACAAGATTTTGTCGATTACGGATTGGGACAAATTTGTAAGTTTGTTAAATTTGGCCCAATAGAAGAGATGGATTTTCTTTCAAACCATTTTTATTGGACTGTAAATGGTTTGCAAATGACTCGTATTCCCTGTCGTATTTTACAAAATATGCCGTGGTCTACTTCAATTCCTTTTGGCTCCAAAGATTTTGGTAATTTTTCCAACGAGCTAGCAATATCAAAAGCATTCTCAATGCTAGCTTGGACGGGACTGTCATTACCAATTTGGTCAAAACTGGCCTTTAAAACTTTGGAGTTAGCCCATGCTAACCCTCAGATGGTTGATAGATTCAAAAGAGGACAAACCAGCAAGGAAGAATTGTGCACCTTAGCTGAGAAGTCCCTCGGATATAATCAGTATTCCGATGGAGGTCGTGTCACGGATTGGAGAGAATTGGATCAAGAGGCTTATTTAGACTATTTATCCGAAAGATGGTTGATAAGCCAACGTGATGTTGATGAAATTGAGTATTTGATTGATGGAATAACTTCTTTATATGAGATAGTTGATATTCCTCAATTAGCCAATTTCTTTCAGTAAGCCCCCCATTAGGCAGGGCTTTAGTGAGCAGTTTCGGCTGGAACTCAGGGGTGGTGCCCTGTTATACCAAAGATCTTGGTCCAGCTCATCTCGTTCACGC